CCTTGCAAGTCAGGCGCTTTATTTTGACGTTTGGGGCTACACCGACGACGTGGTCGGGTACACAACCGCCGCCTGCGCGTGGCGTTTGCGTCTCTATAAATACGGGTCCGCGCTTTACATGGCTGCCGGCGGGCAGACCCAATGGTGGGGAATGACCGACGCACTTTATTCCGAGGGCGTGACTTGCTACATTCAAAACTCGCGTGTTCGCGTCCGCATTACGGTCAGCGGAACAAATTACAGCGTTTATATTAACGATCAGCTTTGGCGCACGGTTCCCCTGACGACGCCCAAGCTTATCCGCTGGGGCGCCTATGAATCGTCCAGCGAGTACGACGACGACTTCGCGCCGGCCAGGGCCGGACACCTGAACGGAAGCACCGGGCAAAAGAACACAACGGGGGACACCTGGCACGATCCGAACAACCGGTGGTGGCGCGACTATTCCGGGTACTTGCGACCGGGCGCGAGTTCTAGCGACTATGGAAGCAATGACGACCGAACGACTTACTTAAACTTTGGGTGTCCAGATTACAGGTTCAAAGGGAAAATTTATCTTGATCGGAGCAACGCGCGCGAGGGCGGATGGTTTATAAAATATATTGACTCTGCAAACTGGATTGCGGTGCGTATTGTCAGCACGCCAGACCCGGGAAACCCAAACCGAATTATTGTCAGCGTGTTTTTAACTCGCATGATCGGCGGGGTTTTGGCGGTATTGGCAGAAGCCCCGACCCAATATTACGTGTACGAGGGTTCGCAGTATTTTTGTTTTGACGTTTCGTCGTTCGGTGTCCGGGTTTATATGCAAGCCTATAACCCTTACGAAATTTGGAACGCCCAGTGGCACCAGTTACTTTATTACGGCTTTGATTGGAATTCTTTAGGGGCGTCACTTTGCGGTTCCACTAAATTCGGACCCTATGCCAAGCAGGGAACCGATGGGCGCATAAGCTGGGATGACATCGAGGTCGACTACGGGAGCGGTTCGTATTTAGGCGCAGGCGATCCCATTGATTACGTCATAGGGAACACCCATTATTACACGAACGCCGCAATTATAGTTTATACCGCGTCGTCATGGTATCCAGCACCAACCGACGATTATTCCGGCAAGATCGTCATCGGTCCGGACCCGGCCCGCGAGGCGCAGCTTACAACCAGCAACTACCCGAACTGGCAGCTTGGGACCTATCAGCCCGGGTACCGCCTGGCGTACTTCCGGCAGAAGATGACCGGGGCCATTGCGCCGATCGGCGACGGTCGAAACGGTTACCTTGTTTCGCCCAGGCATCTTTGCGGATCGGTCGCCACCTGGGGGATTTTTGAGGCCGAGGTCTCGGGCATTGGGCAAAAGCTTTTTAATGGGCTTTTGGATCAAGTCTCAAACGTTGACTTTTTCGTCCAGGTTTCGAATGACGGGAACACCTGGGACGCCTGGGTGAAGGTCACGCCCGGGCAAATGATCCCGACAACCGTGGCGCTTAAAACCTACATCCGGTGGAAGGCTGAATTTTGGAAAAATCGCGCCTTGCTGGATCAATGGCTTTCCCCGAATATGTTCTGCGTTTACTGGAAGGCGCACGTCAAGAGCGTCACCGCAAACTGGCAAATTTCTCCGGCGGTAACGGCTGACACTTTCCGCGCGACCTGGAACATTAAGGCGGACACCACGGAAGGGATCACCGGACTTGAAACCAACGCCGGCCAGTATTCGCTGGGCAATCCCCTTGCGAATCGCGTGACCGTCTTGGTGAACCGCTGGGTAGAACAAGCAATCACGGACATCGGAACCGGCGACCCGTTTTGGTCGTCGTCGGAACTTCCGACCATCTTAAACGCTGGCGAGGTTTATGTCATCGACGCCAAGTATGCCTACCCGTCGAAAAAGGGAAGCGGCGGAACGCTGCGCCATTGCCACGTGGACGTGAACGGGTCGGTTTACGCCGTGAACGACGGAGCCGGAAACACCACCTGCGGAAACGCCACGGTTCGCTTCGACTCCGGGCAGGGCGTGGGAACCATCACGATCACCGGAAACGCCGCCAACACGGTCATCAATTCCGCCAAAATAGACGCGGTTTGCTACAAGCCGGCCTCGGACCTTTACGGGACTGAACAGGTGTCGGTGGAAGATGAAGCCAGTCAAAACCTGCTTGGCCGAATTATTGAAACGGACACTTTCGACAACGCCTTCGCCATGTCCCGGGATATTGCTTCGGACTATGCAACCGCGGAACTGACCAGAACCAAGCAATTCAAGGAAAGCATTATCGGCGTGCAAATCCCGCTTTTGCCCACGCTGTCCCTTGAGCAATACGGCATCATTCACAACCCGATCATGGGAGTTTATGAACGCCAGGTAGCGCCCACGGAGATCACGCACCAGGGTTTCGTTACGCTCATTTCAGCCGAGGGCGTCCGAACGAACGAGGAAACCGAGGACTTTGCACCGCTGGACTTGTCTTTGACCGGGGCGTTCGCAACGCACCGTCTGGCCGGCTGCGCTTCGGATTATATTTTAAAAATCCGCGACGCCATCACCGGCAACGAATTCGAGGTCTACGACTGCTGCCAATACTTCCCATATTTCCAAACCGAAGAGGACGGGGAGTGGATCGACGGGACCGACATGGAACTTTACGTTTCGGCCATTTATGACCAGACGGGAAACAGTCGGGACCTGCTGCAAACCACCGAGGCATACCAGCCCCGGATCCTGTTTGAAATTAAAAACGGGTTCCCGGCCATTTCGTTCGATGGGTCTGACGACTTCCTGACTTCGACAGGGAAAACCCTGGCTGACTTCATTACGAACACGGACGCCCTGGTGCTGGCCGGAGCCAACGTGACAGGGGAACCGGTGGACGTTGCTTCCCCGGACAACTTCTGGAAGCTTCCCAAACTTTTCGCCAATGAAGGCATCAACATCGGGCTAATGTTCGGGACTTATGACAGCGGCGCAGACCTGGCCACCGCCTATAACTACCACGCCGGCGAGGACATGGCGCAGACCAGTTTCACGCGCGAAGCTTGGGCAATTTACGGCTTCCGGCATTCCGCCACCGTGGCGCTGGCCGTCCTGATTGACGGCGAAGAGAAAGACGCCGCGGCCACCGGAACCACGAACGACCTGACGACAGCCTTTAACCTGGGCGGGACCGCTACCCACCCGGGATATTTTACCGGGCTTTTTGACATTATGTTCACCGCGGCGGGGGCTATGACCGACGCGGAAATGGAAAAATTGACCGGGTACATCCAGGCCCATTAAAAAAGCCGCCTGGAATGCCCGCCGCTTGCGCCACGTTCGTTTCCTTTGGGCGCTCGCATTTTTCGGCTAGGGTACTAGCCAGGAAGGGGAAAAAGATGGCTTCCCAGCGCTTAAATGACCTAACCCCGGGGGTCCGGGAACGTGCCGAGGCGGTAAAGCGGGAGTGCCAGGCGCAGGGGTTCGACCTATCAATTTATTGCACCTTGCGGACCCTGGAAGAGCAGGCGCGCCTGTTTCGCCAATCGCGCAGCCTGGCGGAGATCAAAGCCAAAATGGCGGACCTTGCCGGCCGCGGCTTCGGGTTCCTGGCTGAAATCTTGGAAGCCGTGGGCCCGTGCAATGGTCCGCACGTGACGAACGCAGGCCCGGGCGAATCGTGGCACAATTACGCCGAAGCGTTTGACGCCGTTCCCTTGGTGGGCGGAAAGCCGGCGTGGGAATATACCGGCGAGACCATGCGGCTTTGGGATGCCTACGGCGCCGCGGTCAGGAAATGCGGACTTTATTGGGCCGGCGACTGGAAGAGTTTTAAAGAATTTCCGCACGCGCAAAGTTCGCCAGTCGGAAACCCTTTGAAGGCAATGGACGCCGCCACGGCGATTGCGGTTTTAAAAAACAACGGACTTATGAAATGAGGGGGAAGGATGACGCCGAACGGATCGACACCCGAGGAAGTGTGGCCCACAATGTTCGTCACCCGGGCGGAATGGGAAAAAGCAGAAATCCAGCGGCAGGCGCGCGCCGCAGCCATGCAACAACTTGAATGCGACCGGCTGGAACTTCTGCACGAAATCAAGGCGGACGTTAAAATTATTTTGGCCTGGAAAAACCAGACCGAGGCCCAGGAGAAAGCGCGCGCAAAAGCCTTGAAGGAATTCGAGCGCGTCCAGAAGTTTGTGGACGGCTTCAAGACAACCGCCGCCTGGTCCGGGTCCATCATCATCGGACTGCTTGCCGCCCTGGGAACCGTTGCCAAGTTTTTTATATTCGATCCGATATGGCAGCACATCCAAAAAGGGGGCCACTGATGAATCTGAAAAACACCGTTTTAATTGTCTCGCTGGCCGTGGCAATCTTTTCCACGACCTACCTGCTAAAATCCGGATGCCACGGTCCGGGCCCGCAGCCTGGCGCCCCAGCGGTCGCGGTCACGCCGATCACTGACCCGGGGACGCTGGCGAATCTTCCACCGCTTCCGAATCACGAAAAGCCGGTGGCCGCAATCCCGGTCGCGGTTCCAACGCCCAAGCCCGGGCACGTCATTCAGCCGGCGGTGGTCGTGTCAGATGCCGGCAACACGTTCGTCGTTTACTCCGACCGGATAGACTGGGGCTTCCGCTTTGATCCAAAGGCGTCGCTTGGAATTTCGACCGACCTGCTGCTGGGCGTGGACGTGTCGTTCTTTTCCTGGTGGCGGATGAATGCCGACGCCGTGGTTTATATCCCGATCCGTTCCGACCTTGACTTCACGCGCACGCGCGCCGGCCTTGGTGTGTCCGGCCAGCTTTCGGCCAACACGTCCGCGGGCCTGGCCTATCTTGTGGACCTGGCGGACCGCCGAACATGGGCCGCCTTTGTCTCGCTGAAATTTTAGGGGGTAGCATGAGCAAGCCGAAACAAGGATACCGACGCTTAACGGCATTCCGTGAAATGCTGGCGGTCGAAGCCGGCATCTGTTTAATTGCCGCAGCCACGGCGATCATTCGGCCAGAAGGCGCCGTCCACGTCGTCAGTGTATTCGCTGCCGCGGCCGGAGCGGTGGGCCTGGCCTTTTCTGTGTACGCCGGCGGCGATGCCTACGGAAAAGCCAAAGCGCCGGAGTCGATGGAAGTCAAAGAGTAAATTTAAGCCGCAGCGATCCCTCCCGCTGCGCGCTTGGCCGCCCTGTCTTGGCCGCCGGGGCGGCCTTCTTTTTTTACCCATTCCCGAAAATCCTTATTTTCCAAGCAAACAATTTAATCAAAATGCTAACTTTTTGCTTTACAAAATGTTAGCTTGGTACGATAATATAAATAGAACGAAGGACAGGAGGGCGACATGGACAAGCAACTTTTAGAAAACGGGATGACAATGGCGCAGGAAGTGGCGACCTGGGGAATGACAGAAGCGCACCGCCGGTGCTTGGTGAAGGAAGTCGCTTTTTACTGCGAACTTGGCCTGATGCGCGACGGCGAGATCGAGACCCTGCCGAATGGCCGGCGCCTTGATTATCGGGTCGGCGCCCTGCCTGCCCTTTGGGAACTGCTGGTGCTGGACTATAACAATTAACGGAGGCTTTATCATGGATAACCTGGACAGACTAGAACAGAAAATGGACACGCTGAACGCCCTGGTTCCTGCGCTTCGCAAAGAGATCGAAGCGGCTGGGCTGAAAGTCACCAACGTTTACAATGGCGACCTTGACACCGACCCCGAGATCGAAACCAATATGGGCAGCATTCAGATCGCGGGACGCGCCGCCTTCTATGCGGTGAAGTCAACCCTTGGCGGTTCGCTTTCGATGCATGGCCCGTTCAGGTCCATCGTGACGTGTGCGGAAGTTTTGAAAAACGAATAGGGGGAGCCATGATTATCCGAAGCACACAAAAGGTCTGGATTGTAACCGACGCGCGCCCGACTTCAACCATCGCGGACGTTATGAGCGAAACCACGCTGAACGACATGGCGAACATGGCCCGCGGCGGGCTCGAACCGGCACGGGAAAACTTGTGCCTTTATACTGAAAGGACGGCGGCGCTGGCCGACGCGCTGGACAGATTGGCGCGAAAACGCGAAAGGGGTGATACCAATGCTTGATTGGCTGCGAATGCTGGCGGCCCGGATCGTGGCCCACAAGGCCATGAAGGGGCTGGCCAGGCTGGAATCGGAAATGCGGCAGGCTCAAGCCTGGCAAAATGCCAGGAACAACTAACAGCGCAAAGCGCGGGAGGGCAACATGAACGAACAGGCACGGGAGTCGCTTATGGTTTTCCTGGGCGAGACAGCCGACGGGCTGAATCAGATCGCGGAAAGACTGGCGGACGCGCCGCATGGCATCAAGCACGCGGCGGACACCGCGGCGCTGCATTTCCGGCAACTGCTGACTAAGGCGGAACAGGAAGGGCCGGACGTTGAAACAATCAAGCAGGTCACGGAAGCGTCGCTGTCGCTCATGGAACACGTCAGCGAATCCATCAAAGCGAACGCGGAGCTTTCCGCCAAGTACGCCGAGGCGCTTGCAAATGCCGAGACGACCATTATTTACCTGACGGCTTCGCTGGCCGGTCCGGTGCTTTGCTGGTAACGACACGCCGGGGGGAAACTTCCGAAGGGAGAACGGCGATGGACAACGAACATAAAAAGATTGACTACACCAAGTTCGACAAGGGCGCGATTGAATTGTTTTTGCTGGCCGGCTGCGCGGCCTGCGCTTCCTGGAACATCGAACAGGGATGCACGGACCCGCATGGCCTGACCATGATGTTCGGGCTTTTGCCCTGCAAATGGTTCAGGAAGTCTCCGGAAACGTTCGCGGCCTTCATGGCGGCCTGTGGAGCAAATTGCAAACATTTTGATTTACAAAATGCAGGCAGGCGGTTATAGTGTACGCCAGAAGGGAGGTGAAACTCTTGGCTACCAAAAACGCAACACCGAAACCGCTGGGCGCGCGGGTCCATCCCGCGGCCCTGGCAACGCTTGACAAGATTGCCAGGGCATACACCACGAACGGCCTGCAAAAAATTTCCAAGCAGGAACACGTGGGGCTCGCGATCATGGCTTACGCGAAAACCCTGCATGACAAGGGGGTGAAACCGGGCGATGACATCCGCGAAAAACTCGGGCTTTAAGCCCTGGGTCTTGGCGGGAATTTTTAACCGCACACCAAAAAGGAGGACACTATGGAACAGAAAGCCCCGGCCAAGGGGGAGCAGACAGCGCTGGAAGTGGCTGCCCAAGTTCAGGACATCGAGCCACGGGTCCTAAGCGCCGTTGAAATGAGAAACCAGGTTCAGGCCATCCAGCAAGTCATGGAGGCCGTTATGAAGCCCGGCGTTCATTATGGGGTCATCCCCGGAACGAGCAAACGGGACGAGGACGGAAAGGAACTGACCAAACCGACGCTTTACAAGGCGGGAGCCGAAAAAATCCTTATGACTTTTCGCCTTGGCGTCGATCCGGAAGTGCAAGACCTTTCGACCGATGACGAGGCACGCTTCCGCGTCAAGGTCAAGGTTTTTTCAATCCTGGACGGTCGCCTGATTGGCTACGGAATCGGCGAGGCATCCAGCAACGAGACCAAGTACAAGTGGCGAAAAGCCTGGGGCGGTGAATTCGAAGAGGCCGACCCGTCGCGCCGCAAGGTCAAGTATTACAACAACGGCGGAAGTGTGAAACAGGTGCGCCAGGAAATCGCCGACGTGGCGAACACCGTTTTAAAGATGGCAAAGAAACGGGCACAAACGGACGGAGTTCTGACGGCCACCGCGGCTTCCGACGTGTTTGACCAGGACCTTGAGGACATGGAAACGCTGCCCGAAGAGGACGGTGGAGAAACGCCGGCAGGCAAGCCGCACGTTTCGCAGCCGAAGGCAAAGCCGGAACCGGCCAAGGCGGCTCCAGCAAAATCGGAACCGGCCAAGGCCAGCGAATCGAAGGACCAGGACATGATCGCGCAGGTGAAGGCGCAACTTGCGGAAATGGGAGAGCCGGCAGACGGAGCCCGGCGCCTTAAAGCGAACGAGATCATGGCACAAAGCGGGATCAGTTCGGTCGTTGACTATGTTCAGGCGGAGTGGGAAAAATGGAAGAAATCCGGCGGGACGAAACCGGCTACTACATAGGGCAATGGCAGGGCAAGCGGGTCCGGGTTCCGTCGGTAACGACGGTCCTGGGCCTGCTGGCCGATTATTCCCAGGTCAAGCCCGACCTATTGGAACGCGCCTGCAACTTTGGGACCGCGGTGCATTCCATCGTCGAACTGTACGAAACGGGCCGGCTTGACCTGGAATCATTGAAGCCGCACGGGATCCGCCTTCCCGACGGCACCGTCACAATGACCGCCGACATGACCCCTATTCTGGAAGCCTGGAAAAAGTGCAAAGAGGACCAAGGGTTCACGGTGTACGCCGTCGAAAAGCACGTTTGCAGCCTTCGCCACGGATACGCCGGACGCCCCGACGTTGTTGCGTTCTTGCAAGATGGCACGCGCATTTTGGTCGAGATCAAAAGCCGCGCATATAATTCCAAGCTTGAGCCCCTGCAAACCGCCGCCTACCTGGAAGCCTGGAACGAAAACCAGCCAGGGTACCGATTGACCAAGCGCTTTTTTTGTGAACTGCGCCAGGACGGGAACTACGACTGGCGGGAGATCAAGAACAAGCCGACCGATCATTTTCAGATTTTCCGGTGTGCGCTGGCGCTTTGGCAATGGCGGGAAAACCTGTCAAAAACCTTGTAACTTTTTGCTTTACAAAATGTTAGCAAATTGCTAAACTTAATCATCACGGGCAGCCAAGGCCCGAAACCAAGGAGGACGATATGGAACAAATGGGATTGACGCCCGCGGAACCGGCCAGGCCGCGGGGAATAATTGGCGCCATCGGCGCAAAGCTTTCCGGCCTGGTGGGCGACATCCGCGACCTGATTGCCCAGCATTGGAACGAAGAGACGATGGAGCTAATAAAGCGCAACGGCGAGGCGCTTATAGCCCAGGCCACCGCGGCCAAGGTCGAGACCCAGGAAGAGTACACCGCCGCGAATGAATTCTTTGTGGCAATTTCGCAATACAAAAAGAAGGGGGCGGAGTACATCGACCCATTCGTGGACACGTTCCGGCAGCCCTGGGCCGTGGCCTGCGACATCCGCAACCAGTTCGAAAAGCCGGCCAAGGAAGCCCGCGAGATCATCGAAAAGAAAATCACGGCTTTCAAGGCGGCGGAGCGGCGGCGGATCGAGGCGGAACAGGCGCGGCTGGATGCAGAGCGCCGTGCCAAGGAAGAGGCGGAACGGAAAGCGCTGGAAGCCAAGGCGCGCGAAGAGCGGGAGAAAGCGGACCGCGAACGACGCCAGGCCGAAGAGCGCGCCCGGCAGGAACGAGAAAAAGCAGAGCAGGCAGACCGTGAACGGCGTGAAGCCGAAGAGCGCGCGCGAAAAGCCGAAGCGGACCGCAAAGCCGCGGAAGAGGCGGCCAGGCGCGCCAAGGAAGCCGAGGACGCAGAGGCGGCAGCGGCGGCCCAGGCGGAAGCCGACCGGATCGCGCGTGAAGAGCAGGAAGCCAAGGACCAAGCCGCAGCCGCGGAACGCACGGCGTTCGCGGCCAACCAGAAAGCCCAGCGTGAAATTGACCGCGGGGAAATCGCCGCCCAGGAGAGAGAGCAAAAGGCCGAGGCGCACGAATCCGCAGCGCAGTCCGTGTTTCATGCCCCGACCATTGCGGCCCCTACGGTCAGTAAGACCGAGACGACAAGCGCCGGCAAGGCCATCGGGCGCGGGGATTACAGCGTGACGATCACCGACGAAATGGCCTTAATCAAGGCAGTCGCAGAAGGCCGCAAGCCGCTGTCTGTGCTGAACTTGGATCCCGAACGGGTCCGGGCCGCGGCGGTGCGCTGGGCGAAGGTGTCGCTGCCCAAGACCACGCAGCGATACGAACAGGACGGGCTTTTGATTGAAGCCACGGAGCGCCTTTCTGCCCGGGCCAGCACCAAGAAAAAGCAGGACGAAGAGCCAATCGAAACCCCGGCCACGCCGCCGGCGGTATTCTGAAAAGCCCACGGGGCGAAAGGGGAAACATGATAAATCAGGTTTGCATTTCGGGGAATTTGACGGCTGACCCCGAGCTTAAATACTTGGCGACGGGCAATGCCGTCGTGAACTTCACCGTTGCCATCAACAGCAAATACCAAAAAGACGGCCAGTGGATCGACGAGGTGGACTTCATCGGCGTTACGGCTTTCGGAAAGGTGGCCGAGAACTGCGGCGAATACCTGAACAAAGGCAGCAAGGTAACGGTATCCGGCAAGCTGAAACAGGACCGCTGGGAAGATGACAACGGAAAAAAGCAATCCAAAACGAAGGTCGTGGCGGCGCTGGTGGAGTTCATGTCCAAGGGCGAAAACGATGGAACGGGGGGGACCGGGGGGAAACGGTCGGTATTTTAATGCCGGCCCGCGGGGACGCCATCGGACCGTTCGAAGTGAACCGCGTGCATTGTGGGGACGCGCTGGAAATGCTGCGACAAGTTCCCGACGGATCGCTTCAAACAACGGTGACGTCCCCGCCCTATTTCGGGCTGCGAGATTATGGCATCGACGGCCAGCTCGGGCATGAAGCAACGCCAGGGGAATATATCGACAAGCTGGTCGAGATTTTCGAGGAAGTGCGACGCGCCACCCGGGCGGACGGAACGCTTTGGCTGAACCTGGGCGACTCTTATGCGAGCCGGTGGCCGTCACCAACAAGCCGGCGAAACCTGATAGCGAACCCGATGAAGGGCGGAAAGCGAAGCGCAGACAGGCCGGAGCGCATGGGGCCCGGCCTCAAGGAAAAGGATTTAATCGGAATTCCCTGGGAGGCTGCCTTCGCTTTGCGCCGGGCCGGCTGGTATTTACGCTGCGACGTGATATGGAGCAAGCCGAACCCGATGCCGGAAAGCGTTACAGATCGTCCAACGCGCGCGCACGAATATCTGTTTTTGTTCGCAAAGTCTGTACGCTATTTTTATGACAGCGAAGCGATCAAAGAGAACCTGACCGAGTCCACGATCCGGAGAATAAACCAACCGACTTTTGAAAGCCAGGCCGGCGGACCGAAAGACTACCGGAACGGGACAAACGAAAACCGCAGCGTAAGGCGCACCCTGGTAAACTTTGCCGGGAAAGTCAAACGAGAAAAACAGCGCGGTCATGGCCGCAGGCATGCCGGTTTCAATGACCGGTGGGATCACATGACCCACGCAGAACAGGCAGCCCAGGGCAGGAACAAACGAAGCGTTTGGGTAATTGCAACCAAGCCATTCAACGGCGCGCACTTCGCAACGTTTCCGCCTGACCTGGTTCGGCCCTGCATCTTGGCCGGCAGCCGTCCCGGGGACCTGGTGTGCGATCCTTTCAGTGGGTCGGGAACGGCTGGCGAAATGGCGATCAGGCTTGGCCGGCGGTTCGTCGGTTTTGACCTTAACCCCGAATATTGCCGAGAGCTTGCCGCCGCCAGGCTGCAAGCCGCGGAGCGCGGGCAGACAGTCGAGGAAATGGAATCGGGGCAGATGACAATATTTGACGCGCTGGGGGGACTGGGGAAGAATGGACAACGGCGATAAAATCATCCTTGACCTTTGCGGTGGATCGGGGGCCTGGTCCGATCCATACAAAAAGGCCGGATACGACGTGCGCCTGGTGACTCTTCCCGACCACGACGTGAACACCTACCGGCCACCGCGGGGAGTGTACGGCGTATTGGCGGCGCCGCCTTGCACGCAGTTCAGCTTGGCGCGCCATGACTGCAACTGCAAAACCCCGCGCAGTTTCGAGGCCGGCATGGTCGAGGTTTCAGCCTGCCTGCGGATCGTTTGGGAATGCGAAGCCGACCAGCATCTTCACTTTTGGGCGCTGGAAAATCCGGTCGGCTATCTGCGGCGCTTTCTCGGCCGGCCGGCGTTTACGTTTGAACCGTTCGAGTTCGGAAACTTTTGGACGAAACAGACCGACCTGTGGGGATGGTTCAACCCGCCACGCAGGATTTACAAGCGCGAGGACGTGGCGCTTATTATCGAAAAGGACCGGCACATAAAACTGCCGGACACCAAGGGACGGGCAGCGATCCGGGCGGTCACGCCGTCCGGTTTTGCAATGGCCTTTTTTAAGGCCAACAAATAGAAAGGGGGAAGCCATGAAAGTCGAGATATTCCAAACGCACGACATGAACCGCATGAAAGAGGACCTGAACGAGTTCATGGAACAGGGGGGAAGCATTTTAAAGATCATCCAAACCCAAAGCCAGGTACCGGGAACGGACCGGCCCGTGGTGACGGTGACGGTGCTTTATGAGCCCAGCGAAGCGCCTGCGCCGCCGCCGGCTGGATGATCCGGGCCCTGGTCGCCGCCTGTCTGGTGGCCGCGCTTTGTTCGGCGGCATACGCCAAGAACCAGACGGGCGACGACCTGCCCGACCGTGAAGTCGAGATATTGGAAAAGGTGGCACGCGCGAATGGCCTGACGGATTATGAAACGCGGATCCTGCTTGCGATCAGGGCCACCGAGAAAGGCGCCCCGGGGCTTGAACTTGGCGTTATGGACCCACGGGCGAGGGTACACAAGGACGGGTTTGTAAGCCTGGTCATCCAGGCGGATTGGGCAAGCCACACGATCAAGCACCGGTACCGCGAAGGCGGACTGGACAACCTGGCCGCGCATTATTGCGAACGGCGTTTTTTCTGGCGCTGGTGGGTCAGGTACTTTTTGAGAAAATGGGGGAAAACGCGAAATGTTCCGAAGAGGTTTTAAGCTTATCAAACGCGCGCTTTTGGCGCAAGTGTTTTTTCTGATATTTTTTGCACCGCCGCCAGCCCGGGCCGTGACTGGCTACCTGTTCGCCGAAAATGACTTTTTCGGTCAGGAATGGGAACGCACGCTGCAGGGGCGCTGGCATTATGACGCCGGGCCCGGGATCGGTCTGCGCGTCGAAACCGCAGAACTGGCGTGGCTTGTCTATGCAGAAGCCGCCATCGTTCCGGCAAACATGATCCCGTCCTACACGCACGACCTGGGCGTGGGGATCGTCGGCCAGCGGTCACGTATCGGCGCACGGATCGGCTACGATGACTTGAGTTTTGAAGCCGCCTACGAACTGCGCTCTTGGTTCGTGAGTGGCCCGGAGTACGGGCCGCAATATATGGTCGACCCGTCCGACGTTGTCCAATCGCTGACCCTTCGCGTGAACGTGAGGGTTTTCTAATGGACGACATCACCCGCCACGTTTTAAAGAAACTGGTATGGCCGGCAATCGTCGGGGTCGTGGCCCTGCTGCTTTTGATTGTCGCCTTAACGATGACCGGATGCGCCCCGAATCCAGTGGGGCCGGACACCGCCGGCATCGACGGGCCGCCCGTTCTGCGCCAAGGCTTCGACGAGACCACCGCGGCGCTTGACACCACGGCCAAAGCGTTCTGCTGGGTTCAGCAAAACGCACGCTATAAAAACGACGTGCCGCTTCCGCGCCTGCCGGGCGAGGACGACGTCCACCTGGAAGCGCGGGAGTTCTACGAGAACAACGGCGGAGTTTGCCACGGCTTCGCGTCCTGGCTGGTGTATTGTGCCCGCATACATGGCCGGCGGTCCGGCGCTCTTTACCTGGGCGGGAATTCACCGCACCTGATAGGCTGGGCGCTCGAACCATCGGGAAAGGTTTCATACAACAGCAACGAGGACTGGTTCATCGAGTCGAACACACCGGACAAGGTGTTCGCTTTTTTCCTGACCTATCGGGCCGCGGGCATTCCCGTTTCGTTTCTGGACGATCATTACCAGGATTTAAAAACCGACAAGGCCGCGCTTGATTATATGCGCGGAAATTAAAACAGGGGGACCATCATGGCAAAGTGCAAGGGGTGTGGCGCTGAAATCGAGTTCGTGGAGATCAAAAAGACGGGCAAGAAAATCCCGGTTGACATGGAAGTAAAGGCCATCGTTACCGATCAGGGGTTCATTGTCCGCGGGCGGGAAGCGCATTTTTCGTCCTGTCCGAACGCTGCGGAATTCCGCAGAGCGAAAGGGGGAGCCGATGAACCAAAGCGCGGTGATAACGGTCAAGGGCCTAATTCCGGTCAGCAAGCAACACGGGAACAAAGTAAACTTTAAGCGCCTGGCTGAACACATGGAAGCCAAGGCCGCCGGAGTAAAAGGGCGCCGGGGTTCGTTCTGGTATCTGACCCAGGAGTACCAGGACTTCAAGGAAAAGCTTGGATGGGAAGCAAAGGTCCAGCTTGCACAACAGGGCTGGCGCATGGTTACGGACTGGCCGGTATGGGTGGGCATCAAGGTCCGCGCAAACGCGAACATCATGGACCAGTCAAACTTAATCGGGACCATCGAGGACGCGCTGAACGGAATCGCCTACCTGGACGACTGCCAAGTTTTTGTCGACCGTTCGCCCGGCCTTCTGTTTTCGAACATGGCGACCGAAGATTACACAATCGAGATTTTCCTACGCACCGAAGCGGATCAGTCCGCCGAGTGTGTGAACTATGTCCGCGACGGACTAAAACGGAGGGGAGAATGCACCGCTACACGAAGAGGGAAAGCCAAGCGATAAAATACAACGGACGGGAAACCATCGCCGTCCTGACGGCCACATTTTCAGGAGAGGGGAACCACCTGCCCGAAGTGCTTAAACGCATTCAGCACAACGCGCAAGAGGTCACGTACTGGTTCCGGCTGCATTGCCGCGAGGACTTTGTCGGGAACTTCGCGCAGTTGAATCCGGCCGCGGCGCTCAAAGACGCGACGGATCATTGGGGCGACCTGGACAGGATCGAGGTGCAAATCGGCGGCGAGTCGTGGTCCTATTCGCGCCCGTTTTTCATCGCCGAACTACAGCACAAGCTTTTAAATCTGACCATTGAGGACGCCGCGGCGGTGTCAGAATGATCGCCGCGCTGGTCGAACGCATTGACCCGCGCTGGGTGTTCCCCTGCATTTCGATCACGATAAACGTGGGGGCGGTGCTGGTCCATCTTTGGAAGCGTGACCTTTGGGGCGCCGGCTACTGGCTATTCGCTGCCGGCATCACAACCTGCGCCACGTTCGGTCGCAAATAATTTGCTAAAAAATGTTGTTTACAAAATGAACGCTATCGAGTAAGCTTTTCACGTTTGGCGCCATCACGAATCAAGCGCTTAACGACTCTGACCCGGGGAGTGTTTCGAATATGGGCCGTCCGCGCATTAAAGTCCGATTGAAGTCAAAACCTTTCCTTGAATTCCTGGCTAAAAAAAACTGGTCACTACATGAATTTTGCAGACGTTCCGGCGTATCTTCGCCCATGATGACGCAAATGCTGTCCGGGGTCAGGTTCCCGGGGCCCGTCATGCGCGTCAAGCTTCAAAAGATGACCCACGCCACCTGGGACGAACTCTTCGAAATTCACGACGGAGAGGGGGGCGACGAGTGAGACCAGACAAAACAACCGTCGATTTTTACCCGCATTTTTGCGAAGAGGGGGGCAAAACGCTTTTCATCCTGGAGAACACATTCGGGAATGATGGCTATGCCTTCTGGTTTAAAATGCTTTCCCTGCTGGGACGCACGCCCGGCCATTTTTTCGATGCCCACGACCGCCACGCCTGGTTATTTCTGATAGCAAAAACCCGCGTCAGCGAGGATATTGCTAACGGAATCATGGCCCTGCTGGTGGACCTAGAAGCCATCGACCGCGAGCTTTGGGAGCGGGACCGGGTTATCTGGTGCCAAAAGTTCGTCGATCACCTGGCCGACCTTTACGCCAGACGCAAAGGCGGCACAATTCCACAAAAACCAAGTTTCCGCATACAAGAACCCGGTAAATGTCAACAAGAACCACCGTCAGCCGAGTTTCCGACCCGGGATGATGACAGAAAACCACAAACTAAACTAAACCATACTAAACCAAAGGAAAGAAAGGCTGTGTCCGACGCAGAAACCGCGCCGGACGCACCCGATCCCAAGCCCGAAAAGGTCCCGCCTGTTTATCCCCAAGAAGTCCACACCCTGTGCGAAACCTTCCGGGACATGGTTATTAAAAACGACCCGGCCTTCAAGGTCAAAAACTGGCCACGGTGGCTTGAGGAAATGGAACGACTAAACAGGATCGACCTGCGGCCATTCGACGAAATTGCCCGGGTCATGGTTTTCGCCCTGGAAACTGACCAGTTCTGGAAAGCCAACGTTTTCAGCGTGGCAACCTTCCGGGAAAAATTCCCGAAGATCAGGGCAAAGATGAACGGGACCGGCGGGGCCCATGCAACCCGTCACGAAAAAAACATGGCGGCAATCCGGACAGTGCTGGAAGAGACCGCCGAAGAGGGGGAACCACATGGCCGACATCCAGGTCGCAACGAAATCGCTGGGCATGATGGCGATAGTTTTGCAGGACAAGACGATCAGCCCGGAGTTTGTGAAGATTTACCAGGAGATCACGGCGGACATTCCGGACGAGGTGTTTTTTAAAGCTTCGCGCGAGTGCCTGCGCCGGCTTAGATTTTTCCCAACCCCAGCCGAGTTCCTGGAAGTGGCCCAGCCGATCCTGCAGGAATACAACCTGGCCAGGCTGAAACTGCTGGAAGCGGACATTTTGGGCAAGTGCCGGGATAACGTGAAGTACATGGCACACGAAAACGGCCAGGACTCCGTGGAATGCCCGCTTAACAGACCGGTCGAAGAGGGCGGCTGCGAATACAACGGCGGGAAGTGCAAGCGCTGGGAATTTTTGAACGACCTGCGAGCGGAAGCCGCAGCGAAAAAGAAAGGCGGCCCGTTTTGAAACCATACTACCAGGACGAACACGTCACGATTTATCACGGCGACAGCCGGGACATCATCCCGCAACTGACAGAAAAGGTCGACTTGATACTGACCGACCCGCCGTATTCAAGCGGCGGAATGATGCGAAGCGACCGCAACCAGTCCACCGCGCAAAAGTATCGTCTGACCGGGACGATAAAACAGGACCCGGATTTTTCAGGCGACAACCGCGATCAGCGCAGCTTTATTTTTTGGTGTTCGTTCTGGATGGCGGACCTGATGAAGATTGCCAGGGAAGGGGCAACGCTCGCCAGCTTCATCGACTGGCGACAACTGCCGTCACTGGTGGATGCGCTGCAAGTCGGCGGATGGGTTTACCGCGGTCTGGTCGTATGGGACAAGACCGAAGGCTGCCGGCCACAAAAAGGCTGGTTCCGGGCACAATGCGAATTTATCACCCTTGCCACCGCCGGCCCGATAGATCGGGACCAGGAAACGGACGGGGTGTGCGCCCCTGGCGTTTTCCGCTATCCCGTGGTGGGCGCTGAAAAACAGCACATCACCGAAAAGCCGATGCGCTTGCTGCGCGACTTTATAAGCGTGCGGGAAGACTGGCAACTGATTTTTGACCCGTTCTGCGGATCAGGGACGACGTTGCGAGCGGCGAAGGAATTGAACCGCCGGGCCATCGGCATCGAGATCGAAGAGCGGTATTGCGAGATTGCCGCGAAGCGCATGGAACAGGGGGTCTTGGGACTGTGAAAGCTATTTTGTGGACGCTCGCCTATCTGGTGGCGGTGGGCCTTTTTCTGCTTTTCATCCACGGGGCAAGCACCAGCGAGCAGGAGGACAAGCTATGCCGGAAAGATGCAACCAACGAACCGAAGTCTACAGCCGGGTCGTCGGGTACTTCCGACCCGTCCAGCAATGGAACAAAGGCAAGGCCGCGGAATTCAAAGACCGCGTGACATTCAAGGTTCCGGGTTCAACCGTAAACCCGGGAGATCAAGGAGGGCAACATGAGCAAGACGGAAACACCGGCGGCGACGCCGAACTTGGACGACGGATTGAAAGCGCCGGCGAGTGAGGCCACACCCGCCGGACCGTTCACGGAACCGGAGCCCGCAGCGCCGCCAACCGCAGCGCAGCCGGCGGAAGGGCCGCGCGGGGAACAGATGCCAATACCGGGAACCGCGCCCGAGAAAAAGCCGCGCGAACCGCGCAGGGCTGACGAAATCGAACACGACTTTCGAATGGCAAAGTTCCGCGGGAAAATCACCAAGATCGCCGAGGACTGGAAAAACGACCGCGATTTTCAAATAACGCTTTCGGTTTCGTCCTACGAACGGCACGGACTGGCCGGCCTGGAACGCTTCAACGGCGACGAGCCTATGGCGTTCCGCGTGCTTCCTGTCCAGCCGAAGCTGAACGACAAGGCGCCCGAAGAGTTCGGGGACAAGGTGCCGCAATTCGGCGTGGCCATGATCGAACGCCTGGAACAGAAGGCGTGCGAAGGTTTCACCGGATGGGAGAAAATGAGCCCGCGGCAACTTCTGGACAAAATCAACGACATCGTCCAAGCGCTGCCTTACTTGAACGAGGCATACGTCCCGAACCTGGCGACCGGCGAACCGGTGGATCCCGAAGTGGCCGTCAGCGAAAAGCAACTGATTGACCTGGCTGACTTTGTGTTTTTTCTCTGGCACAACATGAAGGTCGCGCGCGCGAAGTAAATGGCGTGCCACCGTTGCCACGGCCCGGTCTTGCCCAGGACCGAAAAAGCGTTTAAAATGATCGCGGGCCGCGGTGAAATGTATTGCCCCGCCTGCTATGACTTCCTGTTCCCGGATCAGGCCCAGGCAAGACGGGAGCGGGAAGCCAAGCAGGCAAAGAAGTCAAAGGAAACGGCGCGGAATGATAGTGGCGCCGGACAAGAAAGGCGGTGGTTTTGAATGACGCAGGCAACGGCGGTGCTTGGCTACTTAAAGCGCAAAGGGCGCCAGGGAGCGACGGCGATGGAACTGGCCGGGCTCTATATTCCGCAGTACAACTGGTGCGTCCTTTGGCTGCGACGGCACGGCCACCGAATTCAAAGTTTGCGCCAGGCTGACCCGACAACCGGGAAAATGCGCTGGCGATTTTTTTACAAGGGAAAGGCGGAAGCATGGAAACGCAGCAAAAAAACAACCCCGAAATGATAGCGGTGGAGTCATCGAACGTCGAAGCCGTGGGCTTCGAAATGGTGGAAGGCGCCGGCCTGCATGACGGCATCCTGTCCGTGAAGTTCAAAGGCGGGAAGGTTTACCGCGTCCTGATCATTCGGATAAGCAAGTTTCAATTTCCGAATGATCAGGACAATGGGACAAAGCTTCACCCCAACATCGTGGCTTGCCCGCGCTGCGGTGTGTTGTTTATAAAAACAAGTCAATATTCATCGGTGAGGGAAAGTTGCGGGTGTTGTTCGCATTCGGTTTTAAAGTGCCCCGTTTGCGGATTGGAAGAGGAAGACCAAGGATAAGAACCAAGGCGGCGCAGTAAGCCGCATGGCCCGCATAATGCGGGGATCAGGCCGAGGGCGGGGCCGATAATACCGCCCAACCAAACAAGGAGGCAATATGGCAAAAGCGCAAGACACGAAACCGCAGGACAAAAAGACGCAGGCGAAGGCGGCGCCCACGCTTGAAAACTTCTCGATCCCGGACCTGGAAAAGATGGCCCACGCCCGGGACGACATGGGCGCGAACGTTCAAAGCCTTCGCATTCAAATCATCAATTTCAGCCAGGCTTATTCGCAGTACCACGGAATCCGTGACGGAAAAAAGGTCACGGAGAACGAGGACAAGCGCGTCCAGGAACGCGCGCGCGAGGCCGCGGTCCGCGCCGGCGAGGCAATCAAAATCTACCTGCGCGAGATCGGAAAGAACTGCGACGCCATTTACGAACTGATTGGCGAGTAAGGGGGCGGAATGTCGGAAATTAACGTCGGCATCGTTTACACAACCAAAGAGCCCAAGCGGGAAATAACCGTGAACGTCCTGGGTGTGCCTATGCGCTTTTTCAAAGACCAGCCGCGTTTTGTCACTATCCGACAGGCGAACGTTCTGAAAAATTTCGGCGTGTTTAAACTGGTGCAAGACCTGGACATCAAGAACGGACGCCCGCCGCAGGAGTGGGTTAAAAACATCCTGGTCGCTCGAACCCTGCATAGCATAGGCGACATGATAATGGCCTCGGTTACTCCGAAGGCTTTGAAAACGAAATACCCGTGGGCCAAGGTGACGGTGGCCGTGCCGGCCAAGAGCTTCCCGCTTTGGTTCCACAACCCGTGGGTCGACGCTTTGATTGCTTGGGATGAACTTGGAAAAACGGACGCGCTGCCCTTGGCCTACGACTTATATTTCGACATCACCAGGCCGTGCGTTCAATACGAATCCACGCACCACCCCAGCAAAAAACAGCGGATCGACATTTACATGGAACATTGCGGGGCAACTCTTCCGAACGAGGACAAGCAACCGTTTTACCTGGTGACGCAGGAAGAGCGGGAGTGGGCGCACGAAGTGACAGGCGGGCGCTTTTTCTTTGGGCTTCAACTTCGGGCAAATGCGCCGATCAGGAATTGGATGCCTGGGCAGAATTGTCCGCAGGACAGGAACAAGGAAATTGTCCGCCGATGGCTTGAACTGAACAACGGCGTCGACGTCATGTTGTTCGACGAACACCGGGAACTTTTGGCGCAATACGACGACAAACGAATTTTTAAGCGCCTGGGTTCCAGCATTCGACAGGTGTTCGCGCTTTTGGAAAGGTGCGTGCAAATGCAGACGCTAGACTCCGGCCTGCTGCATGGAAGCGGGGCCCTGGGCGTCCCGGTCGTGGCGCTCTTCGGAAACATTCACCCGCAGGCACGGACGACCTATTACAAGAACGCGCGGGCGTTATTCAAGCCCGAAGCCTGCATACACCACCGCGCGCCATGCAACAGCGACTGCGGGCACCAGTATTGCCTGGCCGGGATCACGGTGGACGAAGCCTGGGGCGCAGACCTTGACACTTGGAAGGGCCCGGGAAAGGCCAGGCTTGAAATGCTGAAAGGTATCGAGGCAATGAACCGCGGGCCGATAAATAAACAGGGGGCAGACGATGGAAGTGACCAAAGAAAAACCGCGCATGACCAGGGCGCAAAAGAAAGCCAGGAACGAACAGCTTAGAGTTTACCGACTTGCCTGCGCGCTCGGCCGGCCGGCGCAATGCTCGGGGAATCCATCCCGCACCGTGGCAATGGGGCGCTTTACCATTAACCGCGTGCTGGGTCACATGAGGGGGCGCAAATGATCGTCGACGACAACTACCCGGGCATTCCAAGACCAAGAAAAGAAGGGGACAGCCTGAACGGACTGGTCGACCTTTTGAAGCACGTGGCCGACGTTCGGGGAAGTGATTTTTTGAAGCAAATGCGAATGGCTGAAATTGGGGTTTTTTCCGGGCAAAGCACCGAGGTTTTCGCGGAACGTGTCGGCGGCTTGATTGCCGTTGACGCCTGGGACGACGCGTCCCTGCTTGGAAATAAAGCCCTGACGCAATATCCGATGGCCAACGTCAAAAAGTGCTTTTTGGAGCGAATGGAACGCTTCGGCGAAAGGATCATGGTGCTGCATGGCCCAAGCCTTGACATGGCCGCGCAGGTTCCCGACGGATCGCTGCAAATGGTTTATATCGACGCTGACCACCGATACCCGGCAGTCCGCGCCGACATCCTGGCGTGGGCCCCGAAGGTCGAGGCCGGCGGGTTCATCGCAGGGCATGACTATAACGAGCAGAATTGGGGGCCGCAGGTCAGCCGGGCCGTCCATGAACTTATAGGCAAGCCCGACGCCATCTTCCGCGATTGTTCGTGGATAAAGCGGAAAACGTGGACCGAATGAAGCGCCGCGCAATCGTAACCGCAGTCATCGGGGAAAAGTGCGCCCCGGTGGCCGCGCTTACAATCCCGACGCTTGGAGTGTATGCCGGCAGCCTGGCGGCTGACCTGGTCATTTTGAAAACGACGCCCGAGGCGCTGGGGGAAACCACGGCGCATTGGGCGAAGTTCCACGTTGCCGAACTGCTTGGAATTTATGACGAGGTCTGCTGGATCGACTCCGACATCGCAATAAATCCAGCGGCGCCTTCAGTGTTTGAGGCAGCCGGCGGGCAGGTGGCGGCGTATTTCGAAGGCGCCGTGGTGGAACGGGCCGAACAGTTCAAGGAATACTTTAGGGCGCTGCGGGGGCGCGAAGTCCAGGACATGCAGTCGGCCTGGTATTTTAACAGTGGCGTTTTAGTCGTTCCCAGGGCAGCGCGCGAAATGTTCGCGGTCCCGCCGAAGCGCGACGTTGACCTGACCGTGAAAATGAAAAGGGAACAACCGGATCGCTTTTTCTACGATCAGAACTTTTTAAATGCCCGGGCGCTTGAAACCGGAACGTTCGTGAAAAGCCTGGATGAACGCTTTAACCTGATGAACGTGCCGGCAGCGGGACGGTGGGAGTCCCGCGCAAAGTACGGGTGGTTCGTCCATTATGCGGGGCTTTTGAACTGCATGGGTGAACAGGTGCTGGCCATGATCCGCGAGGACCTGAAAGCCTGGGGGTGTTTCACATGAAACAGAAGAGCGAACCAGCGAAACGAAAGCCGGCCAAGGCGAGACGAAAAGCCGATCCGGTGAAACGCGAAACGCCAAAACGACCGCGGAACAAGTCGCAGCTTGAGAAAGCGAACGAGGCGCGCCGCAAATATGCCGAGGCGCAGGAAGTGGACGAGTTCAAAGAAGAGCAACGGCTGCGGAAGGAATACGAAAAAGACCGCCCGGACTTGGCGCCCTGGGTGGGGATCGAAGCCTACCTGGAAGCCCGCAAGGTTGAAAGCCGCCTGAAGGAAGTGGGCATGATCGGCGCGCTTATGGGCGGGGCGAAACGCACCGAAGTCCGCGAGCGCTACCGGGTTTCATCCCATAAGCTGACCCGAGTTTTGAACAGCGAGGTCGTGGACGACATCCTGAAATTTTCGCTCGGGCAGGTGTTCAGCTTTCAGACTGCCGCGGTCAAGGCTATCATGCAAAGCCTGGAAGCCGGGAACGGCGCGCTGGCAATGCAACTTTTTGACAAGATGGGACTTTGGGACCGGATGCGCGAATATTTGCGAAAAGACGGGGACGCCGAAGGGGCCCAAAACACGGAGGCTTTAATTGCCGTCTTACTCTCAAAAAACCCAGTTCAGGCCCGACAGGCTCTCGAAGAGATTGGCCGGCTTGTCGTCGAGTCTTTTAAAGGGGAACAGCCCGACGCTGACGGTGGAAAATCTGACAAGGCTGGCGGTGACGTATAACCTGGCCGCCTATGCTTGCCAGTACGCCAAAATTCCAGCGCTGGTCAGCGGTGCCGATGCCGACGCCGTGCCGTTCAACTTTTCAAAGTTCCCCTACATGATGGAACTGTACGCCGATATGTTCCCGAACACCGTGGTTCAGAAGTGCGTCCAGGTCGGGGCTTCGGAGTATGCCGTCTTGCGTTCGATCCACGCCTGCGACATGCTGGCGTCGTCTGTAATGTACGGCTTCCCACACACCCGGCAAATGGCCCGTTTCAGCAAGACCCGCGTGGGGCCGATCATCCGCCGGGCTGACCGCTTCCGGAAAATCTGCGAAGAGTCCGCCATCGAAACCAAGACCAGGCAGACGACCATGCTGCGAACAATCAAGGGGCGTTTTTTCTATCTGGTGGGCGTGGCGTCAGATGCCGAAATCCAAAGCGAGCCCGTGGACTTCATCGTCCGGGATGAATTCGACCTTATGGATCAGGACAACGCCGAGGTCCTGAAAAAGCGCAACGCGGCGTCGTCAAAAAAAATGATCCTGGACCTGGGCTTTCCGCTGGTCGAGGGCATGGGGATCAACGAGCTTTTTATAAATTCTGACCAGCGCGAATACGAAGTCAAGTGCCAGGCCTGCGGGCTTTGGCAGGAGATCACCTGGCCGCGCAATGTCAGCAAGGAACGGCTGGAACGAATCTGCTGGAAGTGCGGCAAATCCATCGAACCGGCCATCGCGTCCTACCGCTGGGGGCGATGGGTTCCGCGCGAGCCGCGACTTACTGAAACACGCCACGGCTATCACATCCACCGCCTGCTGGTTCCCGGGCTGGACATCAAGGAATTTATAGGCAATGCAGAGAACCAACTGCGCGCCTTCGAATTCAACGTTTACGACCTGGGGCAGCCGTTCACCAAGAAGGACATGCGGGTCACGGACGCGATGTTCATGGAAAGCGTGGACCCGTCCCGCCGGCTGGAAGATGCGCGAAGCTATCCGGGCCAAGTGTACGGCGGGGCGGACGTGGGCGCCGTCATCCACGTTTGGCTTGAGGTCATCGAGGAAGTGCGAGGGAAACAGGTGCCGAGAGTAATTGACGCCCGGAAGTTTTCAGGCGAGAATAAGTTCGATCAGCTTGCCGAATTCCTGACTTATGCGGAGCCGGTCGTTTTTGCCATCGACGCCTACCCGGAAACGACGGAAGTGCTGCGGCTCATTCGGCGCTTTCCAATGATGGTGTGGGGGGTGAAGTTCGACGACTTCACGCACCGCCCGGGCGAAGAGGCCGAACTGGATTTTAAAACGTTCATCATCAAGGCGAACCGGACCTTTTTGCTGGACTGCAACGTCGACGATTTTCTGACCAAGCGCGTCACCGTCCCGGGCGAACTGCTGGCAAAGCAGACCGACGTCCGGGATCACTTTAAGGCGCCGGTCAGAATTCAAGCGACAATAGGGACGACACAAGTGCCGATTTACCGGTGGGTAACGCCGCGGGGGAAGCCCGACCATTGGGCGTTCGCACGCGCCGCCTGCATTGCAGCGCAACGGCTCGAAAGCTGGACGGCGCGCGAAGGCGGAACGGTGACGACGAAGCAAGTGGCGCCGGACGTGTCCTATCGTGAAATCTATAAAATGCTCAAACGGAGGTAGCGATGGCATTCATTGACAGGTTTCGAAGCATCGGGAAATTTTTAAGCGGGAGCCACGACGAGGAAGTCCGGAGCCAGGCGGAGCGGATGACGATGGAGCGGGTGGCCGGGCGGATCGCGTCCAGCATGGAAGCCGCAGAGTCGTCCAATATAATCGCCTACATGATGGAAGAGTTCGGCTGGAATAAGGTCACGGACAATTCGCTTTTGCGCCCTATGAAGCGAACCGTGAACACGATCCGCAACGGCATCATTCGCCATCAACTGAAATATTCAACCGACGGCTACATCAAGCGCGGCGTGAATCTTCACACCGACTTTGTCTTTGGCAAGGGCATCGACATCCCGAAAGCCAAAAGCGAGGTCGTCATGGAAGAGGTCATCACGCCTTTTTGGCGTGACCCCGTGAACCAGCGCAATTATTTTTCGTTCATGTCCCAGCAACGCCGGCACAAAGAGGCGGCGCTGTCCGGAGAATTGAACATCCTGTTAAAGATCGACCCCGTCACGTCCCGCGTCCGCATGTACCCCATTCTGCCGCACGAAATCATTGAAGTCATCCCCGACCAAGAAGAGCAGGGACGGCCCGCGTTTTATCAGCTTCGGCACACGGTCCGGGAGTGGGACTTCGAACGGATGCAATGGAAGGGGTCGGTCGACTCTTCGCTGCAACTGCATCGCGCCTACCGCTACAAGATTTTCGAGGCAAGCAACGACGAGCTTGCCCGCGGGCTGGTGTACCACGTGGGGCTGAATGAATTTTTTGACCTGCTGCGCGGGGAGTCGGACATCCACGCGTGCTACGAGGAAAGCGAAAGCGCCCGGGATATTGCCCAGGACGGCGCCACCCTTTCGCGCGCAAACGCTGAAATCGGTTACAAGATGATTATTAAAAAGGGCGGCAAGTCGGTCAAGGACGAGGTCATGGAATACCTGAAAACCCGAACCGACGGAAGCAACCCAGCACCGGCGCCCGGGTCCGAGTTTATCGAGAACGACGCCATCACCCGTGAATGGATGCAAGCCCGCGACACCGGCGCGCAGTTCCGAGAAAAGGACCAGCGGCTCATGCGGCTTTATACCTACGCCACGCTGGGGTTCGGCGAGCATTATTTCGGCGACGCTTCCACGGGCAACCTGGCCACCGCGACTTCGATGGAATTGCCGGTCATTAAAATGATCGAGTCGGAACAAAAACTTTGGGAGTCGATTTATCTGGACTTGATAAATTTTCAGATCGACATTGCGGTCATCGGCGGCGTGCTGTCTGGCGAGGTCGTGGACCGCGACGAACTGGAAACGGAGCCCGAGGAAATCCGCACCGTGGACATCGACTTCCCGCCGATCACGCAGAAGGACCTGAACACGTACATTCAGGCGATCACCGGAGCCGAAAGCGACTCGCTCATTCCCTACAAAGAGGCGGCCCGCCTAGCAATGCAGGCGTTCGGAGTGAACAACATCGACGAGGCGCTGGAAGAGCTAACCGACGCCAAGGACATCAAGGACAAGATCGCCGAGGTCAAGGCGCGCATGGCCGCGGCCCAGGGGCCGGCGCAGCCTGGCGCCGGACCCGGGGCACCGCAGGAAGCCAACCCGCCGAAGGGAGAAAAGCCGGGCGATCCGAACCCCGACACCTATGTCCCCGGAGATAATCCACCGCCCTTCGAACCCTACAAGGGAACGATGGCCGCGGCAGCCGAGTCCGCCGCCCGGGGCGGAAATGGCAACGGGAACGGCCACCGGAAACGCTACAGCCTGGTCCCGTCGTGGCTAAAGTAAAAATCCGGCTTGGTGAAGCGCGCCAGTTCGAGCGCCAGCTCGGGATCCTGGCGAAAGACTACCTGACCGAAATGATTGCCCGGGCGATCATCCTGGTCGAAAAACACAAGGGGCAAGGCAACCACGTCGAGTCTTTGGAGTTCCCGACCTATGGGCAAATACAGCGCCGGTGGTCGCGTGTCAAAGGCTCGCTGAATTTAAAAAGTGCCGAACGCTGGACGCCCACGAACGCACCCGACTTTGATTATTACAAGGCGCGCATTGTGGACCGGGCCGCCGAACAAAGTTTTATTGACGACGTGTTCGGCTTGAAGTACGCAGCCTACCAGGCAGCCGCGGCCGCGGCTGCCGCAGACCTTGGCCGGGAACTTTGGGTCAATGACCAAGTCATTCAGTCGATCAGGCAGAAAGCTTTTAAAATAGTCACCACGGAGATCACGCCCAGCCTGCGCGATGACCTGGTCACTAAGATCGAGGCCAGCATCAATTCGGGCATGACCATCGAAGAGACCGCGCACAACCTGGGGCTGCTGAATACGAACTGGCGAACCATTGCCAAAACCGAAACCTTTGACGTGACGAACCAGGGGGCGTGGGATCAGATACACCAGGAAGCCGAGGAAACCGGCGCCGAAATTTTGAAGTATTGGCAGCATTCGGGAAACAGCCGGGACCCGCGCGATACGCACGTCCTGGCCGGCCAGCAATACGGGCAGGACAACGCAATCCCGGTGGATCAGCCTTTCATTGTCGGCGGTGAAGCGATGATGTACCCGCACGACCCGGACGCCAGCCCGGAGAACGTCATCAACTGCGGATGCACGTGCGTTTACATCACAAAGGAAGCGAAGAGCAACGCCGCCGGCTGGTGAAGGTGAGCGAGAAAACTTGACGGATTTTAAGACTGTGTAAAAATACATTCGAGAGGTGACGAAGATGGCCCATTCTGACAGCTGGTGCAAACTGAACGAAAAATTAAAGTCGCAGGGATACCCTGCCGACTCTGCTGCCGCCATCGCCACGAAAGCGATGGGCGAATCGGTGGCAATGACCGAAGCGCAGTCGGATCACTTCTGCAAACTGCTTGAAAGCCTTCCGACGACCGAGGCCGCGCTTGGGGCGTGGAATGAAATTTATGAACCCCAGGACGGGCAATGGGCGAAGCGGAAGCGCGAGCAAGCCGAGTCGATGGAGTACGCCGAAACCCTGGGGTATATTCAGGACGTAATGGAAAAGGGCGTCGATGGTTTGCCCAGCAAGGCCAGGGTCGTCATCATTCAGTCCGGACCCACGAAAACGAAAAAGCGCAATTATCCGGCGCCGGCCTTGAAGGCGCTGGTCGAAAGCAAAATGCTTGACGGCTTGAAACAATACGACAGCCACCCGCCCGGGTCGGAAGTCATCCCGGGAGCCACCCAGGCGCCGCGTACCATCCGCGAATATTTGTCCTACATCATCCCCGGAACGGTGCAATGGTGCGAGAACATCAAGCTTCAAACCGGGGAAATTGTCCAGGGCGTGACCGCGCTGGCGAAGCTTGTGGACAAGGGCTTCAAGGAAAAGATTGCCGAGGCCGCCGAGACTATCGGCGTTTCGCTGAACTGCTTGTGGGACGCCAGGACAATCGACGGAATTCAAACGGCATTGCGACCGCTCAAAGCCATTTCGGCGGATTGGGTCACTGACCCGAACGCCGGGGGCCTTGTGTTGGAACTGGTCGAGGCAGCGGACCCGGCCAGCATCACACCAGGAAAGGAGGGAACCAAAATGGCGGTTTTGGAAAATTGGGCGGACCTGACGCCCGAAATGGTAAAGGCCAACTGTCCGCAGATCATGTCCTGGATTGCCCAGGACGTGAAGGACACGCAGGCCAAAGCCGAACAGATCGTGGAGCAGGCGAAGCAATCCATCGACACGGCGAAAGAGGAAACGGCCAAGGCCCAGGCCGAGTCCAAGGCGGCGAAGGAAAAGCTGGCCGCAACGGAGAAAGAGTGGGCGGAGTTCAAGACGGCGTCGGCAGCGTCGGCGTTTAAGCTGAAAACCATCGAGACGGTCGAAGCGCAAGCGCAGGCGAAGGGTCTGAACGTGCTGGGCCAAGCCGAGGTCATGAAAAACATCATGGCCAAGCAATTCGCCAATGAAACCGAAATGGCCGAAGCCGTGACCGCGGAAATTGCCAAGGTCCCGGGAGCGAAAGCGCAACCCGGATCGGCGCCGGCCAAAAAGGAAGGCGAAGAGAAACCCAGCCTTACCGGGCGAGTAGCCGAAATGGCGGAGAACATGGGATACACGCCCGAGGAAATGGAACGGCTCGCCAAGGTGCGCTAACCTGGCGAAAAATACCCGACGGGCGGAGCCCGCGGACGAAAAAAATGAAAGGAAGTGAAGAGGATGACTACCGGCTTAGAAGGTGCCAATGCCGTCGTCGGCAAGCACGAAGTCGATGGCGAGGACCTGCAACACTTTCCGGCGCCCGTGGGCGCTGGTGTTGCCGCAGGTCAGCCGGTGGCGATTGGCAAAGTCGTCGGGGTCACGATTGAACCCGCGGACTCCGAAGGCTTGGCTACGATTGACACCGACCGCAAACGCTGGCAATTCGACGTGAAGAACGTCAAGACGTACAACGCCTCCACGGGCGACGAAGAGACGTGGGGCGCCGTGACTTTCGGGGACCTGGTTTACATCGACCCCGAGACCCGGACTTTGTCGCTTTCGCCGCTTGATCCTGCGGGGAATGCGAACGTTGTTTTTGGAACGGTCGTCGACACGAACCTTTCCGGCACGGCCACGCAAGTCACCGAGACGAACGTGGACATCCTTGTCGCGGACTACCGGTAACGGTAGCCCACGCAAAGAAAGGAGAAAATAACAACCCATGAGCAAAGTTCTTGAACTTGAAAAAATGCAACGGCACGACTTCGAAGGCTTTGGGGGAACGCGGCAAATCCTTCGCGCAATGAACCGTGTCGCCAATCGGGAAAACCCGCTGGCGGCCCGGAACTTTGTGCTGGACGCAGCCGAGTCCGCCAAGATCGCCGAGGTCGAGGGGAAAGAATGGGCGGAACTGGTGTCGGCGACCGACATTGGGGCAACGGCTGACGTTCTGGACCGTGCCATCATCGCGGCCTATCAGGACGCGCTGCTGGACAATCCGGAAGCCGACCTGTCCGCGGTGTTCGCAAAGCGCCCGGTGGATGACTTCATCTTCCGGTCGATCCTTTACAGCGACATCCAGAATTTCGACAAGCGGAAAGCCCAGGAAGGCTACCGCGCCGCCTATCTGGACGTCGACAGCCATGACCACGAACTCGATTTTTGGGGCAAGCTGATCGATGTTTCGTGGAAAGCCTGGCGGTCCAACCGTGGCGAAATCCTGCGGACCCTTCCCGAACGTTTGGGCAAGGCAGGCCGTCGGACCCAGCTGCGGATCCTGGCGGAGCAAATCGGGCTCCCGGCAAACCGGGCGCAGATTTACACCGTCGCCAATGGCAATCTGTTCACGCTCGGCCTGACCGAAACGAACCTCGAGATCATGCTGAACGCGATGAAATTGCAGATTGACCCGATGACCAACGAACCCCGCGGAACGGTCATGACCTACCTGGTCGTCCCGCAGGCGCTCGAATGGACGGCGCGCCGGATCATCAAGCCGTACATTGACACCCTGGCAATTCAGTCCTTGGCTGGCAACTACCAGCCGAAGCAACTGACCTTGATCGTGAACCCGATGCTGGATCGGTACACGACCACGGGCTTCTGGCTTTTCGCCAAGCCTTCCGGCTCGCAGGGCGCGTTTGTCGACGCGTTCCTGAACGGGCAGGAAGCGCCGGAAATCTTTATCCGCATGAGCGACGCCCAGCGGATCGCCGGCGGCGGGCCCGAAGAGCTTGGGTCTTTCCGGACGGACAACATTTCGTGGAAGGGTCGTTTTACCCGGGCGACCTATGGACTTCCCGAAAACTTCTGGATGACGGCTTTCAGCGAGCCGCAATCCTAACCAGCAAGCGATTGACCCGAGGGGTGGGGGTTATGCCCCACCCCTCTTTTTACAAGGGGGGACGTTATGGCCTTTACTTGCGACTACACCACCAGCATCGGGAAGGTCCGGCTTTACGCCGCGGAGTTCGAAGAGGCCACCGCGCTTTTCGAGGACGAGGCGATCCTATCATTTTTGAGCGATGCGAATGGTCATTTTAAGCTTGCGGCTTATTTCGTCATCACGGCAAAGATCACCTACCTTGGCAGCAATCCCGTCACGAAGTCCGTGTCCGGGTACTCCGAGGGCTACAACCTGGCGAACTTGCAGAGCATGGCGGACCGGCTGAAAGCGGACCTTGAAAAAGAGGGCATCACGACCGACGGCCAGAATGTCGCGCAATTCGGCTTTGCTGAAATGTCCCGCGACAAACATTCATGGCTGCGCGTGGAAATGAACAAAGCCCTGCGCGGGAAGCCCTACTAATGAACCGCCGCGCGGCTTTTGAAAAAATGTTGCTGGACGCCGTGGACATTTACCGCCCGATCCCGGGCGTGAACGCACACCATGAAAAGGTGGCCCAGGAAACCAAGGTGGGCACGGCGGTTCCGTGCGTGGCCGGCGTGACGACTGACACAACGCTTTTATTTTCGGGCGGCGTCGATAACAAGATGACCCGCCCTTTTTTGTTTGCGTGGAATGCGGACGTTCAGGAGCGCGACCGGATCGTGTACCTTGACCGCAGTTATTTCGTCCGCGGTGTTGACCCGTACAAAGACCGACGCACCGGCGAAGTGCATCACATAGAGGTCACGGGCGATACCGTCATCGGGGGATAAATGGGCGACGTTGTCGTGGAGTCCACCGGCTTCAATGAATTGTTTCGCAAGCTGGACCAACTGCCCCAGGTCGTTTATAAAGATATGGGGTACACGATTTTAACGTGCGCCCTGCTGGTCGAAGCCACGGCCAAAGAGAACGTAAAAAACACGTTCCACATGGTCGCCTCTGCCGACGAAGTGGCGAAAGGTGGAGGGCACCTGGCCGACTCGATAACGCACAAGGTTTTAAAAGTGGGCGGCCTGGCCGTCACCGGCGTCGTCGGGACGAACTTGGTGTACGCCGCAATTCAGGAATTCGGCGGGACGGTCAAAGCGAAAAACGTGAAGTATTTGACGATCCCCTGGGATGGCGTGACCGGCTGGGCGAAGGACTACCAGAACACGTTCGTTCACCGCACGCAGACGGGGAACTTGATTATTTTTCAGCGCGAAAGCAAGGACAAAATAAGGCCGCTCTTCACGCTGAAGGACAAAGTGGAAATACCGGCGCGGCCTTATTTAAACCCGGCGCTTAAAGCGAACGAGAAAAGGATCATGGAACTAATCAACGAAGCGCTGAACAGGAGCCTTGCCCATGTCGCAGGAATCTAACGACTTTCTGGTGGAAAAGATGCAGGCCGACACGGCCATTGCTGCGATCATCGGCGACGTGTCCAGCCTGATAATTGTCAGCGATCCGTATGACCGGTCGCCGCTTATGGACGAGGCGGCGGCTTTAATCGTGGTCCGGCCCGAGGCTGAAAACCCGGACACGCAAAACTCGCAGGGGGGGGTGAAAAACGAAACTGTTTATGTCGAGATCCGCAGCTGGGACCGCCAAAAAGTGAACGACTTGAAAAAGCGCGTTCACGCGGTGCTGAATGACGCCTCCGGTTTGATTGCCGGCGGTGGCCGCATTTACCGCGTGCGGTACGATTGGGGGCGGGCCCCGTACCTGAACCCCGACGGCAAAACGTTCGAATCCCAGGTGCGCTACATCGTGGCGTACCGGGACAATTAAACCAAGGAGGCACGACTGAAATGGCAACACGACCGGACATTCTCTGGCTGGACGGCGAGGTCAAAATTAACGGCAGCGATGCCGCTACCATCGAATCGGTGGACGGCCCCGTCGAACTGGACATCACCCCGCAGGAAGTGACCGCGTTCGGGCAGCGTGCGATTGCCACGCATACCGACCAGGTCCAGACCGACGTCAAAATGACGATCACGGGGATTTTTTGGGACTTCAAAATCCTGCAATACTTGCAGGGCCTGGTGAAGCGCATGGGGACCTTGGCGGACGGCCTGGCCTCTTCCGCCAACTACGGCATGACCGGCGAAGCGGCATCGCAAGCCCGCCCGTACTTCGAACTGCTGGTCACCGGAAAGAAAAAGGGCACGGAGAACCCCGACAACGGGAACCTTCCGTACCGCGTGGAAATTTGGGGCGGGCGCGTCATGCTGTCCGGCGCCCTGCAAATCATCGAGCAAAAGAACGACTACACCAAGGCGAAGCTGACCTTCAAGTTTCACGCCTTGGAAGATAAGTCCGCGTATTTTATGGACATCCGCGACGAGGAGCAGAAATCCTAATGGCGCTTACACCGGACGAAAAACGAACCGCGTTTTATGAAGGGGGCCGTCGCAAGACGGTCAAGCTTCGCGGGCAGGACTTCATCATCGGCGAACTGCCGGTGAAGGACCTGCCCAAGCTTTTCGGCTGCATCGAATCCGATGCGAACGAATTGGAGCGCGCGTACATGCGGTACGTCCGGCCCAGGTCGAACGGGTGGCTTCGGCGCCTGTTCGGCCTGGGGAAGCGCCCGGAAAAGCCGGCGGTCAGTTTTTTAAAGGACCTGGTACAAGGGGTCACGAAAAACGATTTTCGGCTTGTCGCCTTGTGCGCGCTGCCGTTCAATGAAGGGCTGACCGAGCAGGCGTTCCGGTCGGCGTTTTACAATGCCCCGAACTCGGAAATTCAGGAAGCGATCCGGGCGGCGCTGGAAGTGAACGGGATCGACTTAAAAAAAATTCAGGCCACCAGGGGGACGATGCCCGTGGCCCTGGTGGCGGAGATGACGACCTTGACTGCTGGGTCGCCAGAATCATCGAGTTCACGGGCTGGACAAGAGGCGAAATAGTCGAACACACGCGGTCATTTTTGCAGGTCATGGCCGAGGGTTCGCACAAAAACCGGCTTTATGACCAGTACGGCAAAGCGTCAAGCGTCCTGGCCGGCAGCCCTGGGCTGAATAACGCGGGCATTGCCATCGGAGGGTGGAATGGTACTCCAAGAGCTAAACGTCAAAATCGGCCTTCTGCTTGACGAATTTCAAAAGAACTCGCAGAAGGTGAAGGACCAGGCCAAGGGAATCGAAGGCACGTTTTCGGAATTGAAAGGTTTCCTTGTCGGCCTGGGCGTGTTCGAATTTATGAAGGTGGCGGTCACTGAATTCGCCGACCACGAGCGCGCAATAACCCGCCTGGAATTTTCGCTTAAATCGCTTGGGGGAAATTATCAGGAAGCCGCCAAAGAGGTCAAGGCGTATGCCGAACAAATCCAGGCGGCCACCGGCGTCGAGGATGACGACGCGATGGGGGCAATGACTCGCCTGACGCAAATGACCGGGAACTACCGCGAGGCAATGGCTTTAATGCCGGACATTCTCGACATCGTGGCGTCTGGTCAGATGGAGCTTGCCCAGGCCACCGACGTTGTCGGCAGGGCCTTCATGGGCGATGCCGGCGGGCTCGGGCAACTGGCGCAAAAGTTCGGCATTGCAACCAGGGACGCCAAGGACTTCGGGACCATCATGGAAAAGGTGCGTTCGGCCACCGAGAATTCCGCGGCATCCATCAAAGACACGCAGCGCAATCTGGACGACCTGAACAACTTGTGGAAACAGTTTAAAGAGAACGCCGGCGCCGGCGTGTCGAAAATGCTGGACTATGCCAACCAGGGGGCCAAGGTGGCCGTCCCCATGATCGAGAGCGCGAACAAATTGCGCGAGGCACAAAACAAGCTTATTGCCCAGCCGGTAAACTGGGTCAGCCAAAAGGTCGCGGGATGGCTGCAAGCCGCCGGCATCATCAAAACCCAAGCCCAAAAATTAAAGGATGCAGCTGCCGACCTGGACGAAGCGGCTGCCGGAGATAAGGCCAAGACGCCAACCGCTGCCGCCCGGCCTACCGTGGGCCGTCTTTCCAAAGAGGAACAGATGAAGCGGATCGCCGACGCCGAGACCGCGGCCAAAAGCACCTACGACATCGAAAAAAAGTATGGCGACCAGTATTTGAAACTCATGCAGCAAAACACCGCAAAGGTCGCCGCGCTCTATGGGAAGCAATCGGCGGAATATAAAAAGCACAAGGCCGAAGAGCTAAAGGCCGCCCGGCAAATCACCAAGGACAAAATCGACCTTCAAGCGAAGGAAATGGACAACCTGGTCGCGGTGGGAGCGCAAACGGACTCCGACCGCCTGGCTATGATGCAGGCCAACAGCGAAAAGATCAAAGAGCTTTGGGGCGCCGAATCGCAGGAATATCAGGACTACATGGCGAACGTTCTGGCGCAGACACAACAGACCTACGACAGCATGTACACAATCGCCCAAGGCGTCATGGGCGGAATTTCCGACGGCTTCACCGCGGCCTTTGAAGTGCTGGTCAAGGAAGGCGCCACCGGTGAGAAAGCCTTCGAAGCTTTTGCCCGGGCGATGGGCAGGTCGTTCCTGAACGCCGTGGCTTCGGCCATCGACGCCGAGATCGTGAAGGGAACGGCAAGCTACCTTTCGAACATGCTGGCCGCCGGTCCCTGGGGGGCCGCGCCCGTTTCCGCTTATTCGCTGCCGGTGCTGGCAGCCCTGGCGGCCACGTCCGGGATGATACACGGGCTGGCCGGAGCAATGGAAGAGGGCGGCGTTATGACGCGCAAGGGCGCCTATATCATGGCCGAGAAACCAAGCGGAGAGCCGGAAGCGGCGATCCCTTTTTCGCGCATGGGTGAAGCGTTTGAAAAATATTCGCAGTTCATGGACAAATCAGCCGACGGGAAAAAATCCAAAGGCAGCACGGTCATCATTCAGCGAGTCTATGACAACCGCGGGGCGGTCGTGGCGGCCACGCAATACGACCAGAACCGCGCGGCCAAAAACGTCGGGGATATGCTGGTGCGCCGTGGTATAGTGAAACGGTAAAAGGAGGGCGTTATGTCTGCAACGTTTTACATGGGGTCACTGGCCCCGGAAGTCGACCCGCAAATCACCAGCGAGGAAGTGTTGACGTTCGGCGAATTTTTCCGCGGCCAAAGCGGGACCGGGTATGACACCAGCACGGCCAAGCGGATCGTTTTGGGTCTGCAATTCGAACGGCTGACAAAGTCCGAAGCTGACCTGCTGCGGAAGTATTGCCACGCCACCGGGAATTCCATTTATTCGACCTTTGTGGTGCTGGACCGCGACCGCCTATTTGACGGCGTGACATTCAACGCCACCCTGCAGCGTGTTCTGAATCGCATGAAAGTCACGGGTTCCAGCTTTGTCCCTTTGACCTATGACGAGGAATCGGACTCGGCCCAAAATGTCGGCTTGGAGTCCGCCACAATAACGCTGGAGGAAATCTAAGGATGCCGCTGCGATCCGAAATTCCCCAGGGCTTACAACTGCAACAGGGCCGCGACTTTAAATACCGCGTGCGAACCGCTTGGGGCTCGAATCACCTGCGCCGGCGGGACGCGAAAGGGAACTTACTGCGAACCGTGGTGACGCGCAGCAACGCGGCCGGCCGGACGATTGCGCCAGCCATTGACGGATACCGTCCGCACACTGACCCGCTGAACTCCGGCTATGCCGGATGGTGGGAGTCGTCGGTCCGTCCGCTTCGATCCTTCCAGTTTTCGAACCTATTGACTTCCGGTTTTGCCGATCAGCTTTTCCAGGATGACTTCACTGATACCGATGGCGTCCTGCTGGCAAACCATACGGTAACGCCCAGGAACAACACGAAGGACGTGTGGCACGATCCGAACAGCAAGTGGAAAATCACCAGCAACGCTATCGTTCCGAATAATGGAACCGACCGCGATGGCAGCACCTACATCGACCTGGGGACGTCTGAATACGACATCGCCTGGTCGCAATACGTGGACAACGCTAGCGCCTATGATGCCGGCATTAACATCCGACTTCTGGACGTGAACAATCTATTTTATTTGCGCCTGCATTCCAACGACAACGGGCGCGTGGACATTATCAAAACCCTGCACGGGACGAGTTATGGGGCCGTTGCCTACAGCACCGCCTGGACGATAACGACCGGCTGGCACACGGTCCTGGCCAAAGTCCGCAGGGATCGCATCACCGTTTGGGTGGACGGCACGCAGTACATCGACTACCAAACAAAGACCTTTTCCAACCTGACCAAAATCGGGCCTGACCGCTGGAATGGATGCACCGCGAAGTTTGACGCGCTTAAAATCTGGCGCCCGCTTCGCTTTTATGAAGCGTTTGCCGACTGGTCAAACTGGACCGCCGCAAAATTCGGTTATCCGCTTGACACCGCCACCGGAATTTCCGGAGCGTGGGGAACTTTGCAAACGAACGCTATCAAGCCGGGCGTGGCCGGCGGAGAATCCGCCCTTTTAAATATCGCCCGGGTGGGAACGTTCCCGGTCCTGCGCGACTCCGTTTTCCAATTCCAGGTCGGGATCCGCAAGCAAACCCCGTCCGGGTCCTACTATTCCGAAAGCGGCGTTTCCATTTCGGACACCAATTCCAACGACATCGGGGCGGAGCAAAACAGCATTCACCTTGTCATCCGGAACACCGCCAGCGGGACCAAGCTTTACCTTCGGAAGATCGTGGCCGGATCATGGACCGACCTGGTTCAGCAAACACTTGCAACCGGTGAATATTCGGAAAATGTGCGCGTTCGGTTTTATTATAATTATTATTTTGGCCAGACGTTTTTGGAAGTCTGGACCGCGAAATACGGCACCATGTATTCGAACTTTTGCGCTTGGATGCCCGAACTGGTGTACGTCAAAAATTTTGTTCGAACGGATGACGCCGAGAAAGGGTTCACGTTCGCAGCCACAAGCCGACGGGTTACAGTGGCTGCCGATTCTGCCTTCGACGTTTCGACTAATTCCGCGACCATTTTCATCCGTGCGAACAACACCAACACCGCAGCGCTGACTGTCCCCGTCTGCCGTGGGCAATACTCGGGCAACGGATTTTATATTCAGACTTATAACAATAATTGGGAAGTCATCCACAACACGTCAACCGTGCTACGGACGAACGGCGGACTTTCCGGAACCCAGGGGATTGTTACCGGATGGTTTTTTGTAAAGACTGGCGGAAGCACCTGGCGGGTTTTTGCGGCCACCGAATCGGGCGTGACGGAATTGACTTATTTAATCCAAAACCCCAGCGATCCGGGAAGCATTTCAAGGGCCCTATACATTGGAACCTATGACGACGGATCGGCGCCTTTTCAGGGCGACATTAAAGACGTGCGCTGGTGGAACAAGGCATTAAGCGCCGGCGAAATGGCCACGGTGAATTCTGGCGGCGACGTGACCGGAAACCTTGTCGAACGCTGGAAGTTCCGCGAGGAAAGCGGAACGGTGGCGGTGGGATCAGTGGCCGGGAAAAACGGGACCATTGAAAACGCGGTGGCTGGATTTTGGAACGTGGACAAAACAAACGTCGGCTTTGTCCGCGACTTCGGAATTTTCCCTTCGCGCAAAATGCGCGTGGGCGGGGAAGTCGGATTTTATGACGCCTTCGAAACCTTCGAGGTCGAAGCCTGGAACCTTTCCAGCCGGTCGGGCCAGGATACCCAGCTTGACATCGACACCGTTGACGACAGGACTGCGCTGCATGTTTACAGCACCGGCGCGGAATGGTGCTACGCTTCCCAGGTGAACGACTGCAACCTGGTCGACTGGGTTTTCGAGGGCGAGTACAAGCAGGGCGACCGGACGAATATTTATTTTTGCCTTTCAGACCCGGACCCCGACAACGCGAAAGGGTACGCCGTACAGTTTGAAACCGGAACCTGCCGGTTCGTGAAGGACACCGGCGACAACGGCGCCGGCTGGGTCACGACCTTAAAAACCCGCGCCGATATTTTGACGGCTGCGGACGAAGTGTTCACGGTAAAGATCATCAAGCAGGGCACGCGCTTCATGGTTTATAAAAATGACGCCCTGATTTTCGACGTGACGGACGCCAGCTATACGTCCGGACTGTTTGCCTATCAGTCGTACAACACGACGGGATTTTATTGCTTTTGGCACAAAATGAGCCCACGCGGATTGCAGCAACCGGTTCAGCTTCGCATTGACCGGCCCATGCTGCAAAACGCCAGCTTTGAAGATTGGGACGACCAGGACGGCTTGACCTATGACATCGGCACCGTTCCTAATTCATGGAAGGCGGCCATGTCGGCAAGTGGAACGTCCAGCCGGTCAGCCGATGGCGTGGACGGGAACTGTGTAAAAATCGGCGTCACTTCGCCGCAGTCGGACCCCTATTTTCAAAACGCAATTTATCAGCGAAACGTTCGGTTTCTGCAAAATCATCGTTACCGAATGTCGTGCCAGGTGAAACTTGAGAACCTGACGCCGGATGACAACAACCCCATATTTTCCGAAGAGTGCCAGGACGTGAACAACTGGACGGATGACGGCTGGTCAGCAAATCGCACGCTTTCACCCGACGGCGAGGCGATCCGCTTTTCGTTGCCTTCATCGCCGCCAGGGCATTCATCCGCCATCCGCGAAGTCGGCGTGATTGACGTGACGAAAAATCCGAAGGTTCGCATTAACGTCCCCGAAGTGACCGGGACGATCCAGTGGAAACTTGGCGTGGCCACGGGGCTTCCCGATATAAGTGGGGCCGGAATTATCTGGCTGAATGATTACGTTTCAAGCACCGGGGTTTCGACTTTTGACCTGGTGGACGCCGGGCTGTCTGGCCCGCAATACCTGTTTTTTGTCTTGTGGTTCACGGGAACATACAGCACGTCCGATTACGTGGCGGTCGATTATTTGCGCGTTCTGCCCTATGGCGGATTGATCCAGGGCTATCCGTTTTTTTATCTGAAAGCCATGACCATCGGGAATCAACCATTGGGGCGGCACATGGTTCAAATCGCGTCGCCCACGGAAAACGTGCTGGCCGCCGATCAGTGGCAACAGGTTTCCTTTGACTTTGTGGCAGACGTGAACTGGTCGGCAGCGGACACGAACTACGTGACCGCCCTGGTGTCGTGCGAATATCCAAACCAGTCGAACCACAAGCCGGTCGGTGACTTTGCCATTTATGTCGATCAGGTTTTAATTGAGGACATCACGGGGTTCACGGTGGGGGAAGAGCCGGCCTTAGAGTGGACCACGACTCCGGTTTCCTACCGCGGGCGGGAATCCGACCGGGACGACCCTGCCGATTATTGGAAGGCGTCGTACACGATGCCCATGAACATAATCTGGCGGATCGGGGAATCGTTCACCTGGGGGCTGCTTGACGAAAACTACGCTGACCTTTTCACGTCCCGGCTTTACAGCGACATTTTGCCCGGGTCCGAATGGAAGCTTACGCCGGAATGGATTGCGTGCGACCTGGGAGTGCTGCTGACTTTGAACCAGGTCGTTTTTTATCCATACTACCAGAACGGGATCCGCTCGCTGCTGGTCACAAGTGGCGGACCGGTGTTTTCCGACCATGTTGCCACGATGGTCATGCAAGGGCTGACGTCCTACTCTTCGAGCTTGCGGCTTGACGTGGAACTTTCCGACGACATAGAAACCCGTTATTGTCAGGTCGTCGTGCTGGACACGGATGCCGAAGGAAACACGGCCACGTGCCAACAGGTCGAACTTTATAATTTTTCGGATGAAACCACGCACGTCAATCATTCGGCGGACGGTGCGCCAGACGTCAGCATCACGCAAAGCCGGCCGGCCGACAAACTGAACAGCCTGCCGAATGCCGCAACCTGCACGCTGTCCGTCATCAACGACGACGAACGCTACACGCCCAGCAACAAGTACTCGCCTATTTATGGGCCATACAAGCAAGCGGACGGCCTGGGCGACATCCGATCAGGGGCGCCGCTGCGGATTAGCATGCTGGCTTCCGACTTCATTGCCGGTTCGACCAGGTACGCGCAAAAGGACGATTGCTTTGGCGATGGCTACTGGCAGTCGTCCGGATTTTCCGACAACTATTTAAACCCCGGGTTTATTCGCTTGACGCCGCCGAGTTCGTCCGGCGACCAGTACAAGCGCAGGCAAACCCCGATCACCGTGAACGTGGACAACTACAATAAAATCCGGTTCGGGATTGCCGCGGCCTTTTCGCCTGAATACTACCCGGACCCCGACTCTTCTGCCCGCTGGTTTAAGTGGCGCCTTGGCGTCCTGGTGTGCGAGCCAGGCGGGGACCCGGATGCGGCGACGCCCTATTATTTCACCGATCCGATATTGCCCAGCGCCGGAGCGGATGAACATGGCGACCCCGTGGAATATCACCCGGGCGTCCTGGGCGACTACGCTTTCGACATCGACACGCTGGGGATCACTGGCGAAAAAATGCTGCAGCCCTTTGTGGAGTTCGACTACCAGGGCGACGGTGTCCCGGTCGCTTATACCTTTTGGGTCACGCTGGACTATTGCTACATTTACGCCGACATTCCCGACAGCCGCACGCAGTACGAAACCCTGATGTTCATGGGGTCCGTGGGCGTGGACAAAAACAACGGGGCATCGATGGGCGTTTCCATCGACGGCGCCGCGCGCATGGGAACCATCGACGCCGTTGACACCACCGTTGTCCTTGACCAGCCGGTTCCGGTGGATGTTCTGAACCCGCTGGAAACCTACACCGCCGAGGACACGATGCGGACGCTTTGTTACCTGGCGGGCATCCCCTACCAAGACATGACCTTCGACGTGACCGGCGTGACTTTCCCGGTCGTGGTGTTCCGCGATCAGACCATGCGCGAGAACATCCAACAGCTTGTCCAGGCAATCGGCGGGAAATTTTACACGACGCGCGACGGTCGCCTGCGCTATCAAAACGTGGCGGTCAATCGTTCCTGGACATTGACGGAACGCCAGGAATTCGAAGGCGGCACGAAGTCGCTGGTGGACACGCAAACCGTTCAAGGTGAATTTTACGCGGACAACGTGGCGTGGGACATTAACCACATTTTCAGCGTTTACCCCGAGAACCAATCGAACGCGCCGTGGACCATGAACCGGACCGACTCTTTCCGCTTCCTGTCCGGCGGTGAATATGTCGTCATGACGCCAGCCGGACAGAACAGCGCCATGCAGCACATCCGCAAGGGCGCCTATAATAAAACCAAAGGGTTCACCCTTGAGTACGACGTCGACCTTGCAAGTCAGGCGCTTTATTTTGACGTTTGGGGCTACACCGACGACGTGGTC